CTTAAAGCTACTTCTCTACTGTTTCTAATATTGCTAAACATTGCATCAATTTTTTCATCTGTTTGACCCATTAGTGCCATAAATTTCGTGCCTTGATCCGTTCCAAATAATGCTTTCATTATTTCCATTTGTTCACCTTCATCTCGACCTTTTAATTTATCTCTTAACCCTTTAATAACTTGATCCATTGGTTTAAGTTTGCCCGTAGAATCTAAAACTTCAGCTCCTAGTTCTTTCATTGCAGTGGTCAACATCTTTGAACCTCTTGTAATTCCCAAAAGCTTCCCGTCTGCTCCTGATGCTGCAATTTGTAATCTTTGTAAGCCAGTTTTTAAACCAGTACCCGCTTCACTTCCTTTGATACCAGCATTAGCTAATAATCCTAATGTTGCGACAGTATCATTTAAGGTTAATCCTAAAACATTTGCGGTAGGTGCTGCCATCTTTAATGACTCACCAAGAATACTTATTGTTTGTGCTGAATTATTTGCACCAGCAGTCAAAATATCAACAGCTCTTTCAGTTTTAGAAACATCAATTCCGAAAACTTGCATAGTCGTACCAACGATACGACCCATTTCAGCAAATTCTGTAGATGTTGCCTCAGCACCTAAAACGATTCCATTTAAACTTCCAGTAATTTCCTTTGAGTTTCTGCCCATTCTTGCTAATTCTGTTGCCAATTCTGCAACTTGTTGAGGAGTTCCCGCTGCAATTTGAGCAGTTCTGTTCACTGCTTCTGTAATTGCCTTTTTTTGTCCTGTACCCTCAATAGCAGCAGCTTTTGTTGTTTCCTCTTCAAAACTACTTGCCCCGCCAACTATACCTCTGACAGCTCGACCCAATCCAACAGTTCCTAAAACACCAGCCAATTTTTGACCAGTTGATAATGCTTGACCGTCTAATCCTTTTAATTTCTTTTTTAATCTGTCAATTTCTCCGCCTAATCTTTTATATGCTTTACTGCCTATAACAGTTCTATCTTTTAAAAGTGTTAAGGCTCTTATATGTTCTTTTAATCCTTTTGTTGTATTACCCGCAGCTCTAGCCATACGGTTTATTTCAATATTCATTTTACCAAGCTGCACTTTTGACATCTTGGAACTTGTATCAAGACCTTTTAACTGCTTTTTAAAATTATCAACACTTTTTGCACCCTCAACTTTTGCTTTTAATTTAAAAGTTGTGTCTAAGTTTAAAGCCATTATTTTTTATTATCTTTGTTTAAATGTTTTAAAGCTTCTCTTTCCATAACTTGTATGTCGTCAAAAATTTCAACTTTATTATTTACATCATACATTGAAAAAAGCATTTGCAAAACGGAATAATCTAAACCAATAACACCTGACATAGTTGTTCTCCATTGCGTCATTAATTTTATAAAAATAGAAATAGATAATTCGTTTTCTTCAAAAACTTCAAAGTCTTTTTCAATTTCACGTTCTGGTAAACCTTTTATATTTAGTATTTGTGCATCTTCTTGTGAAAAATCTTCTACTGAGCCGCAGAATAGATGTTCTACAGCTCCAGTGAGTTTTTTGTTTTTGTTCCTGTTATTCCTTCATAAAAAGCTGCAACAATAGCTACTGATATTAATGGAAGTTCTAAAAGTAATTTTTTATTTTCCTCACTATATTTTAAAGGCTCTTTTTTTCCGTTTTCATCAGTGACGTTTATACCTTCCCAACCTACTAAAACTTCCATAGCTATTGCTAAACCTCCATCTTCAATTCCATCATTTGTATTAGCTATTTTTTGTTGTTGTAATACCCAACTATGTTTTTTTCTTTTAAATGTTGCTCTAAAAGTTTCTTCTATGTGTTCATTGTCAACTGGTAATTTATAAGTTACATCCCATTTGAAGTTTGCATTTTTTTTAATTACTAAAGCCATAAAAAAACTAGACTATGTAACGCACAGTCTAGCTCATTATGATTAGAAGTAAACCTTAAGTATAAAGGATTTCTAATTCATCATTTCCAGAAACAGGTTTTGCAGTATATGGAAGGCTTAACATATCAATATTATCAACTGATTCATAAGCTGGAATACTGATATTTGCTGCTGGCATTGTTATTTTTACTTTGTTTCCATCTGTTGTTCCATGTAAAAATGTATTATTACCTGTCAAATTAGTTGTAGCTGCTGTAAAAAAGTCTTTATCTGCAACTACTGGATTTTCAATTTGAACAGAACCACTTGGAGTTCGATCATTAATTAATATCTCTTCTGAACCTCCAACTAATTCCCTATAAATAATTTCATTATTTAAATCAAAATTCCAAGAATTTAATTTACCCGCAAAGCTATGAAATTGGAATGAACTTGTATTACCTTGTTTGAATAATAAAGGTGTTGCTTGTTTTTGAAAAGTACAGGCTGGCATTGTCCCGTCAACAACATTGTTATATTTTCCTGTCATAACAAAAGTTATTGAAGGTAACGACCCAACCTCACAGCTAATAGAAAATGTACCACGACAGCCCGTTACAAGATGTTTCACGCCATCAGCGTTATAAACAATAGTACAAGAGTCAAATCCGCTGCTTATAGGTGTATAACTGACACTTGTTCCACTAGAAACCGTTTCGTCTAATCCACAAGATTTAAACAATGGAGAATATTGAGGAGCTACACCTTTTTGACCACTGCCAGCAAGTTCTACGGTTATTGTTACCTCAACTCTAGTATTAGCTAAAATCGTGTCATAATTTCCTAGATAACTACGAACAAGATCTCTTGTAACTTCGTCAGCCTGTAAGGGTACAATAGAAAGTTCAGTTGCTAAAATTGCATCATTTGATCCGCTTGCGGTACTGTCAGTTCCATAAGTAGCTTCATCTTTTGCTAGTAAAGCTCTAAGTCTTGTCTTTTTCGCCATTTTCGGTTTCCTCAGTTGATGGGTTAGATGGTGCTGGTTGAGTTCGCCTTACTAGCTTTCTCTTACCAGTTTTAGGATCAAGGATATAAGACCCTCCTTGACCAAAGTATTTATCTTCCATAATAACCTCATTTAAGCAGATAAATCAGTAATTGATGTCTGATATATAATAATATAATCGCAAGATACCACTCCGCTAGGTTGATCGCCATCAATTAAATCAAAAGAAACATTGCGTGGAGTAATATCTACAGCGTTACCACCTAAAGTTATATCAGTATTAATTTTGTCATGTATGCTTTTTACAATAGGATCAGCTGCTTGATCTAATGTTTTTGTTTTAGAACCTCTAGTTATTACGCTTATTCTTACCGACAAAGACCATTTAAGTTGATTATTTTGTATGTCACAATTGTCGCTTATTGGTTCAACAATTATTACACTTCCTTCGCTTCTATCAATAGGAGTAACTCTGCTTCTAAAGACTTTTCCATTAACTCCTTCAGTAGTATCAAGTTGATCTTTTAAACATTGTAATATGTGTTCTCTTTTTGTATTTTTATAATTGTAAAAAGTCATGTTAAGCTCATTGCTACTTCGCTAAAAACACCATCATCTGTCATTATTTTTTGTCGTACTTCAAAATCTTTTCTTTCACCATTTATCTCTAATTGTAAAATTGAACCAACATTTATTTTTACTATATCAACAGTTTTTGCTTGTAAAGTGTAATCAGTGCTAACTATCATATCCCCTGATAAAATTTGATCTGGTGTATTAAATATTGCAAAAAATTCACCGTCCTCAAAAAAAACTTTTTGAGCAAAATCTGTTAAAAATAAATCTGTTTCTTCAATAAATTGCATAATAAAAAGCCCTTAAAAAAGGGCTATTTTTTTAGGTTGACTCTTGTATTTGAGTAATTAAAGTTTGCTTATTTAAACTCTTATCTAAAGAAAGACCAAGTGATGCAGCATACTCTACGAGTTGTGTTTTGGTCATTTCAGTTAAATTCACGGATTCTTTAACGTCCTCGACTTTTTCCGTTACAGGTTTAGTTTCACAAGCTTCAGTAACAGCTTCACCTTTATTGCTGTTAATAAGTAATCTTGCTACATGTTCCTCGACTTCAATGACTGTGCCAGAGTTCGTAGGAACTCCAGCAATCATTGTGTCTTTAGTGAGTTTAATTTGCATTTTATGTACCAAATACAAATGCACCAGGTTGTGAAATTGCGTAATCCACATCTTGAAGTGCAATAACTCTTACATTTCCGCTAGTTGCTCCAGCGAAAGGATCTACAGTAAGATCAAGACCAGACCAGAAACCGATCATAAATTTAGAGAAATCTCCAAATAATACATCATTGTTTTCTAATTGGTTACTGACAACAGTGTTATAACCATTAACACGATTATCGTCACCAAAAACAAATTGACCTGTACCTGTTGCCTTCTCAGTTGACTTTAAAGCACCTCTGGTTGTTGGGTTCATAAGATAGAACATATTATCAACTCTTGCATTAGCAACAGCAGCAGCGGTTTCCATAGCTATAAATTCTGAGAAAGTCCCTGCACTTGTTAATGCTTGTGAGCCGATACCTGTTGTATCTTTTACACCTAAAGGCTGATTGCTTGAGCCAGTACCATAAATAGCACTTCGATCAAGTTCTAAAGCAATGACCTCAGCAATGTCATCTCTAATTTTTTGCTCAACGTCAACAGAGCTTTGCAATAGAAGCCTTCTACTGTAGTCAACAAATGCACCAACAGTTTTTGGTGTCATGTTGACTTGGTCAAACGCTAAATTGCTCTCGGTTGGACTTCCGCCTTCACCGACCCAATAAGCCGTTGAACTACCAGTTTGACGAGGGATACTTACGTTACCTTGCAACCCTGACATGATGGTAGGATTTGTTGCCATTATAGAACTCACATTCCTTAAAATGTCTATAAATCTGCCACTCAAAAGGTCAGTACTTACAAGATTACCCCCTGCTGTTGCAGTTCCAACGGTTAGATCCCTAGCAAGTACTTCGTTTGGTACAAGGATTCCCGCTGCGGGCTTACCATAAGCTTTTGCTGCTGCATCTGAAACTTCTCTTTCAAAAGCTGCTGCTTCTTGTGCGTTTCTATCTGCTGGATTAGCTAAAGCGTGTAATGCTCTAGTAAAACTAAATCTACGGACATCTTTTTGGTCATTTAAAACCTCTTCATGTCCTTTTTGAATTGCTTGGTTTTCCACGTTGTTAAGACGATCCTCTCTATAAGTGTTAATGGCTTGTCTTGCTACTTCAACTGAAGAGCCTTCTTGATTTAGTTTGTGTGCTAAATCTGGGCAAGAATATTTCTCACCCATTGCAGTAATTGTATTACTGCGATTTCTTTCCTCAATTATTATTGATTGGTGGCGTTTTTGCTCTGCTTCAACGGCTTTGCTTTGAGCCTCCGTATCTGTTTTTTGCTCCATAGTTAGAGGTGATAAGGGTTGACTTTCTTCGGACGACTTAGCCGCCAAAGCTTCTCTTGATTTCTCAAGAGCTGTTACGTCATCTACTGGCGGAGATTCAGCAACAGCAGATGAGGTTGTTGTATTTATAATATCTTCATTTTCCAAACTTCGCCCTACTCCTACTGATGCGTCTGCTGGCACTGAAACCAGTGATACCTCCATTGCCTTCCATTTTGTTACGACCATTTGATCGCCACGTTCCTCAATTTCGTTAATTTGATATGCAAAACTAACCTGTGAAATTATGCCATCTTCAACATCTGTTCTTTTTTCTACTGCATTAGGATTTTTTGACCATTTTACAGTTGCATAACCTCTACGGTCATCTGATATTTCTGCACTTTGCACAACTCCAAGAACCTCGTCACGATTATGATTCCATAAAAACGGTGCAGTTCCATTATTTAAACGAGAAAGATCAGCAGCCCCTTGTTCATGTGACAATACTTCTTGACCGAAATATCTTTGAACTGGCTCTTCAGAACTAAAACTCATATATAATTCGTTGCCATCGGATTCAATAGCTCCTTTTAGTTCTCTAGTTACTACTAAAGATTGACCTTTATTTCTTTGCTGTAATTCTTCTAAATCTAGTTTTCTATATTGTGATAATTCTTCATTATTAGATTTTTCCTCGTCTTTTCCTTTTCCATATCCTTTACCTTCATAACCTTCAGCTTTTGGCAGTGGATCAATTTTTGTAAGTGTGCTAAATCTATGACCAACAATTCTATCTGTTTTTAAAAAACCAGAATCATTTGGAGCTTTTCTATAGATACAAATTAAAGCTGCTGGATTTTCTTTTGTACCAGTAACAGTAAAAGAACTATCAGGAATATTCAATGTAGAATTTCTTGTAATTTTTTCTATTTGACCTCTTGCCCTTCCTCCGCTTGAGTTCCAAGAAACATAATCTCCTACTTTTAATTCATTAGGAGCTGCTTTTTCTTCTATCGGTTTTTCTAATGTTGAATCCATAGATTTTTCTTTTGCATTGATTACATCATACTCATTTAAAAGGTTATCATCAATTCTTGCTCTTGCTTTCTTAATTTGCTCAGATTTTTTACGACTCCAACTAAAGCCTGCGTCTGAACCCCAGGCTGACCATGCGACTCTCCCCGCTGACGGGTAGCCTTTTTCACCAGGTCTGAAACCTTCCGCTTTCTTGTCAACTTCATGCCTGCTAAAAAAACTAAACATTCTCATAACAACATCTACACTTAGCTCTGAACCACTTAATATTTGAGTTGCTCTTCTTGCTGCAATAGCTGTTCCTCCCTTTTTTCCTTCAGCTTTCCATTTTTTATATTGCCTAGCTCCCGCCTTCATTCCTTCAGTTGGTTTTAAGTTTATTTCAGTTCCGTTTACGTTTGCCATTTATATATGTGTGATATAGAACATAATACTTCAATTTTTGCTTTTAGAAACTTGCGTATTTAAAGTATATATGCTATACTAATATTAATTAGAGGTTGATAACTCTAATTCTTTACCCCATTGAGGATTTTTAAATGAGAGACACATCTTTCTTAGGTAAATTATTAGCACTTACAGAAAGTACTAATAAGCATGAAGCTGAGTTAGCTAAAGCTAAATTAGAACAACAGCTAGAAAAAAAAGGCATTAACCTTGAGCAGCTCGAACAACAACTAGGCAATATGTCTGTTATTGACGAGGAAATTGAGGTAATCGCTTTTAGATTTGGTACTCCTTACAAGCGTATTGATCCAGCAGTATCTACTATTATCAGTGCTGTTGCTGAGTACTATAACGGTAAAATTGTTTTTACTCCTTTTAAATTTGATAGAACTGGCAACCAAAAACACCAAAAAGAATACATTAAAGACTCTAAAGGTGACATTTACAGGCAAATAGAAATTTCTGCTAGTAAATCCAGACAAATAGAAATTGAGTTATATGCTGAATACCTTATACAAGCATTGACAGATGAATGGGCTAGGCATTGTCAAACAGATCCTTTAGCAGTTGCTATGAATGGTTCTGCTTATAGAAATAGTTTTAGAAAAAACTGGGCTTGGAAAGTTGAAGAAAGATTTTGCCAAATGAAAAAAGATGAACAGCAAAATGGCAGACAGCTAAAACTAGCTGATAAAACTATTAATGTTTCTGCTCTTATGGTTATAAATGCTAACAAAGCTGAATTAGCAAAAGTTGAAGAGTTCTATGCTGAACGCTATCCATCTATAAGTCATAGAGGCCATGCTTACACAACAGGCGGTTCTGGAGCTAATGCTGGTAGTGATGCTGGAAGTCGAGTAGGACTTAGCAGACAAATGACAGGCAATAGTCAAAGACGTTTAGGAGGTAGTTAGAAATGAGTAAAAATAAACAATGGATAATTGACCCAAAGGTTAATGAGTTTGTAAACCATCTTGAAGGGGGACTCGAATTAGCGGGTCTTCCTTTTAAAGATTTTTGCCCTCAATGGGTAAAACTTGAGCATGAAGTAACAAAAGAAAAATACAATGGTTTAATTTTTAATCAAGAACCATGCGGAAATGACCAAAGCTTAAATGTTTGCGTTGCAAGTGACGGAATACATTTTGCTGGTGAAAATACAAGCAGTCTTCCTTTTAGTTTTGACCAACCTCCGTCAAAATTAGCAATTCTTTTTTTAGTATCAATGATGCAAGGAGATATTATTGAACCTCCATGTTGCCCTCATTGCGAAAAAGAAAAATAATTATTCTTCTTGAGGAGTTACGTTAATAGCTGTTGATCCGTCTAAATCTAAATCTAATTGCACCCCAGCTTCACTTAAAGTCTCTTTTTCTGTCCTGATTTGCTCAATATTGTCTTCAAAATCAATTCCTAACATTCGACAAATTTGACTCTTACTGTAATATCCAGCAGCTTCTCCCAACCTAAATGCTTCAATTTCTTTCTTAGGATCAACCCAGCTCCAGCCTCTTGTTTGCCATCTTGGATTTAAATATCTTTCTGGATTGATTTCATAATCTGGAAGATTTAATACTCCTGATAAAACAGCAGCATCTAAAAACTCTTCAAAAACCCTTTGATGTAAATTATCTGTTAAAAATGTTTGAATAATTTTCCAATGCTCTCGATCTTCTAACAACGATAATCTTGAGCTACTGTAGTTAGTTTCGCTAAAATCACGACTAATTGTTTCATAGCTGACTCCCATTCCAGAAGCAAATCTTCTAATTTTGTTTCTGACAAACATTTCATATTGAGAATCTGGTGAACTTATATTTGGCACTGTAATTTCTTCACCTGGATTTAAATATTTAAAAACTCCAGCCTCCCAATCTGTAAGCCTTTGTTCACCTTGAACTTCGTCTGCTTCTAGTTCTCCCTCTTGACTAGAAATAAATCCCATAAGACTTGCCCCAGCTCTTGCTCTAATGACTGCTGCACTTTCATAGCCAGCCATTTGGTGCATATCGTCCATGACACAACTCAACATAGGAATCCCTCTGTTTTGACCTGGTCTTTCTGGTAAAAACAAATGGATAATATCTGACGCTTTGACAAGAGTGTGTTTTATAGGTGACGGTCTTCCATGTAAGTTATTATCACCAGGATGTTTATTTAAAAAAGCATACCTTTGAGGTCTTCCATGCTTATCAATTTCAATTCCCATTCTCCACTCATTTTCAGATCTTAATGTTTTTCCTTTATATTCGTCATCTAATAAATCGCTTTCAATAATTTCTAAAGCTAAAGGAATTTTGCCTTTTCCAAATTGTTTACGAATAATTCTAAAAAAAACTTCTCCACTTTCAAACATTGCTCCAACAGCCATGCTTTCTAAAACAAAAAAGCTTTTTTGTCCAGAAACGTCACATGAATCTCTTTTGCACCATTCCCTCCAAGCCCTTTCGATCATAGAACTCATTTTCTTGCTTTTTCTTCCATCTCGAATATTTGCGACCATACATTGAAGCTTTACACCTTGACCAATAACATTAATAATCGTTGTCCTCTTTGCTTGCTTTGCATAGGGGTTGTCTCGCACTAATTGACGGCTTCTATCCCGTAATTTGCGTAAACTTGACTTAATTTCGCTGTCTGCTGATGTACTTGTACTAATCCAGCCTTCATTGAGCCTTGTTATTGCAGCTCCCGCATATCTCCTTTTATAGATTTTTTGCTCTTTTGAAGAAAAATAACGTGAAATAAATGTATGCCAAGCCATAATTAACCTCTGATTCTGATGTACTTATTGTGAGGGTTTCCTAAACCGTTTGCAATCATTTGCTCTTTATCTTCTCTCACAACTCTTGCTTTTGCTCTATCTCTCAAAACTAATAAGTCTGCTAAATCATATTTTTTAATATCTCGGTTTCCTATCTTATATTCTTGAGCCAATCCACCGCCTGTATAAATATTTCGTATTGCTGCCTCAATTGCATCTAAATCTTTTTTTGCTTGCGATCTACCATCAAAAGCTGCTGGGTTAGATCCTGTAAAATCTAATTTTGGTTCAACTATAAATTCCCCTTGTGCAATTGTTGTTGTATTATTTCCCGATTTATTTGCCCTTGCTTGATAAAACCATTGCCCCTCTGAAAAATTTGAAGATGTTGATGGACTAATAATAAATTGAAATCCATCTTCATAAGCTGTACTTGTGACACTAGCTCCAAAGTTTTGTTTATTAGTTCTTAAAAAATAAATTACTTCCCAATCTGGGCTTGAAATCGGATTACCAAATAAATCTTGTGTGCTTTTTAATCGCCATTGGATTTCGTCACCAGCGATAATTTTTTTTGGAAAGGTCATTACCAAGAAGAAATGAATTTAGGCTTTTCTCGCCTTTTCCTAGATCTTAGCTCACTTATATATTCTTTATCTACTTTATTTTGCTTTATTTCGCTTTGAATCCGCCCTCTTTCTTCGTAATTGTCCCAAATTGTTCTTCTATCTCTCTTTTGATACAGTCTTTGTAACGCTGCATAAGCATAAACAGTACAGTCTAAAGCTTCATTTCTCGCTGAACTTTTCTTTACCCATTCTCTAACTGGAAAACCTTTTACATATCTAATAACTTGTTTTTCTGCTGTTAATTGTTTGAAATATTCTTCGTCTGCATTGATATTAAAATGCAAATATCCAGCTCCCTCTTCAACATGACGCAATCTTGAAAATAAAGTGGTTTTAATAGTATCAGTTCCAACAGTAAATAATTCAGCTCCTCTTTTAATTGTTTTGCCTTTCCAATTAAGATCTAATTTTTTTGCTTTTCCTATAGGGCTTTGATTTTTAATAGATGAACCTTTAATAGCTATAACCCCATGTCTCCTTCTATCTCTTGTGTAAGCATAAACTTCACTTGTAAAATGACCTCCAGAATCCACAGCTATTACATCAGGTGCAAAAGTATTTCCTAATTCATGCCTAAAAGGTCTAATTAATAATTGATCTAGCTGTTTCCATAATTCTGACCCGCCAGGATCGCCATAAATTTCTTGATGGTCAATTAACCAGCCCTCTTCTCCACGACCCCAGCCCCAGACTGATATTGCAAGTCTGTTATCTTGCACGTCAACCCCTGCTGTCAATATGACAGCTTTTTCTGGTATCATATTGGACTCATAAGACTCAACTCTTTCCATCAATACATCTGACTGTACTTGTGCTGCATAATTCTCTTCCCAAGTCTCTGAAAGTACAGTATTCACAAAGGTTTTCAAGCGTTGCGGGTCTGCCTTTGCTTTAATAAAATCGTCAACAATCTCTGACCAACCTTTCCAGCCTAATGGAGAATATAATGCGTTTAAATGAAAACCAGCAGTTTTTCCATCACTTGCTGCTGTTGCTCTCCACTCTCCTTTTTCTAAAAAATATGGTTTATATTTTTCTTCAAATTTTTTGTTGCAATGTTCACATTCGTATTTTGCAGTTTTTGGGTCGTTATTTTCCCACTTCATTTGACCCCATTTAAGATATTGATATTCTCCGCAGTGCGGGCAAGGTATGTAATATTTTCGTTGATCCGACTCTAAATATTCTTGTTCTATACGACTAAAATCTTTAATAGTAGGTGTTGAGGTTAATAATATTTTTCTTCTACTAAACGTCATACTCCTTTTTTCTGCCAAGCTTACGGCATCTCCTTCATTATCTAAATCTTGAGGAAATGAGTCCACTTCGTCCATAAAAATATATCTACAAGGCATTGATCTGAGTCCTGTGGCACTATTAGCACCTGTTAAAACCATAATTCCGCCAGGAAAATCTTTACTGAACATTGTGTTACCAGAATCTTTGCTTCTTGCTGGAGCTACTAATTTTGAAAGTATTGGAGTGTCATTTATTAATCCTTCTAATCTTTGACGGCTTAATCTTTTTGCCATTTCTAAAGTTGGTTGAACACAAAGCATGGCACCTGGTGAATGCGAAATTATATATCCCAGCCAGTTTGACCCTGCTTCAGTTTTCCCAAGTTGTGAAGCAAACATTAATACAACCCTTTGAACTGGATCGTCTGTACTTAATTTATCCATAGGCTCACGCAAATAAGGTGTCCTTTCAGTTCTCCACTTTCCTGGTTCAGAGCTGGATTTGCTACTTAATACTCTATGCAAATTTGACCACTGACTAACAGTTAGTGCTTCTTCAAATTGTAAATTAGTGATGCAATCTTCGATTAATTGTTTAACTAATGTCAACTCCTTTTAGCCCCTCCAAGCATTGACGAATCTCTTGCAAGATAATTGAATGTATCTTAGCTTGATCGGTTTCGGCTGCCACAATAGGAGCAATCCGATCTGGAACTGTTCTTAAATTATCTCTGACTACTAAATGCAGTTTTGCAAGTTCTAATCTTAATTCATCTAAAGGAACTAATTTTTTTGATCTTTCTTCAAATTCTAATTTTGTAATTCTTGCTGCATACATTTCTCTTATAGCTCTATTAGCAGCTAATGATGGCAAAGGTTGTTTGTGACCCGTTTGAAGATTTAATTTTTGCACATTTGGTTTCCTATCTGGTATTTGAAGCCTGTCTGCTAAATCTTTATCTGCTAGTTCTGGGTCAATGACCCATTTTCTTCCTTTTCTAATCGCACTAGGAATCATGCCTTGTTGTAAATATTTTGTAACCATTGCACCTGATACGTTTCTATGTTTTGCGTATTCTTTTGCGTCCATTTATTTCCTTGTTGTTTCAATTGGATACCAAGCTTTTGAATATTTATAATTTTTTATATCTTTTGCTTCAAAAACTCCTTTTTTATATAAAAGGTCAATTTCATCTCTATTAGCTCCTATTTCTTTTGCTACTTCCATAGGATCTAATTTATGAACATCTATAAGCTCTTGAACAATAGAACTCATTTTAAATGCTATGTGACTACCTTTTGCTCTATTTATTCTAATAGTAAGCATCATTGCTTGAGGCCTATCAAGATCTAAAACAACACAAGGACACTTGCCCTCATATTTTTGATTAATACGTTTACTGTCTTGTGCTAGTTTTGCTCTATGAAAACCATCTATTATTGTTCCATCTTCGAGAATTAAAACTGGTTGAATCCATCCTTGCTGAAGAATACTTAACTCTAATAATTGAAGTTCTTTATTAAATACAACATTCGGGTTGTAATTATTTGAGTTGAGATCTTTTGCTATTCTCCATTCGATTTTGTCAATAGGGTCTATCATTCTTTGCTCCATAATTTAATTAATAGTTTTAATTCATTGATACGCTTTTTTGCGTATTTTATTTTTTCTTTAATTTTCATTTTTTTTTGCGTTGAGATTTGTTAAGTGGCATGAGTGTTCTTCCAAAACCTCCGTTTCTAAAATGTTTAAAAACATAATCAGGTGGATATGCACCCTTATCAGCAATTCTTCTACGCATAATTGATTTTAATTCGTAAAGAGCTTTTGACTGTGTAGTTGTTTCTTTTACATTTTCTTTTATCCATTGTTTTATCATTTCAAAACTTTGTCCATACTTTTGAACTTCTCTTTTTCTATGATCTTGTGTATCTTTAAAATATTTTTCTTGCAAAATCATGTCTGGAAAAACATCAATAATTTGCTCATACATAACTGGATCTATAGCTTTAAGAGTATTCATTTTTTTCGCTTC